AATATCGGAAATAGAGATTGTTCCGATAAACAAGTTACAGGATCAGATTCTACCATCTTTTCGTATATTCAAAAAAATGATAATGATGATACTGTAGAGGATAATATTTCACCACCTCCATGTCCAAAACGTAAACATAGCACTGCACAGATTGATCGTTTACAGGTTAACACTGATATCATTGGTGATGGTTTGATCAATATCTCTGGAGATGTGACTGCTGGTGGTATTAGTCTTTCCACAAGAAAAGCCTTTGATATTCCTCACCCAACCAAAGAAGGTCACCGTCTCCGACATATTTGTTTAGAAGGACCAGAGGCTGGTGTTTATATTAGAGGGAGACTCAAAGGAACAACCATTACGGTTCCTGGGTATTGGAAGGGACTGGTTGATGAAAATAGTATTACAGTTCACCTTACACCCATTGGTTCTAATCAAGATTTGTATGTCGAATCTATTGAATGGGGAAGACGTATTCAAGTCAGAAATGCTTCGGGTGGTCCTATCGAGTGTTTTTATCTCATCCAAGGAGAAAGAAAGGATGGAGAAAAACTAATTCCAGAATATGAGGGTACATCTATCGAAGATTATCCTGGGGACAACAGCCAGTATAGTCACAATAAGTAAACTGGCACACCACCCTTGACACACGGTTTTGGGTGGTCTATACTTATGAGGTAATCATCAGATCCCCTATGACCCGTAAGATTTTCAAAGAACAAGATGATGAGTTCTTGACCAGAGTGGTGGTTGATGAAGCTCTATCTAAGTTCTATCTTTACTCAAGTCATGGAGATAAGAGAACCGTGGATTGTGATAATATTGATGAGTTCACTACAGTTCTTGAGTTGATTCACCGTGTTGTTGATGAAAACATCGTTGCATATGCAGAACCTCCTTTTGAACTATGATCCACTACACACATAATCTGTATAAAGAAATCATCGAGTGTTACGAGTATGAGACCAGAAACCCGACAATCTATGGAAATGTTGTTCGCGGCGAAGTGGAATTTACCAACAGCAGCCAGGAATTGCAATCTGACGGACAAGGAGATGAAGATCACGTTCAATGAATATTGTCGTTTAAATCCACCCACTTATGAATCTGATTGAACGAATTGAAGAACTGGCTAAGATAGGAGAAACATCAGAAGGTATCTGTAGAGCAGCAGGTAGTATTGATGATGTTCGTGGAAAGTCTTTGGTAATCAACTGGATGTTGGAAGACGGTCTGTCTGTCTATAAAGACACCTATGGCAATATCATTGGTAAAGTCCCTGGTGAAGGTCCACCTATCGTGATCGGATCTCATACAGATACTGTGGCTACCGCAGGTAAGTATGATGGTGTCCTTGGTGTTCTTGCTGGTCTTGAAGTTGTTAAGAAGTTAGAGGGACAGATTAAGTCTCCCCTTGAAGTGGTTATTTTCTATGATGAAGAAAATACCATGAGTGGTTCTGTTGGATATTGTTCCAGTAAACCAGATATCAAGGCATTCTTGGAACTTCACGTCGAACAAGGTCCAGTTCTTGACGTTCAACAACTTGACATTGGTGTGGTTCAAGGTATTGTGGGACAGAGGAGATGTTCAGTATCTGTATTTGGTCAAGAGAACCATGCAGGAACAACTCCCATGAATATGAGAAATGATGCTCTGGTCAAAACAGCAGAGATCATTACTTATATCAATGAGAAGGCACAAGATGCAGATGGTCTTGTTGCTACTGTGGGTGTGTTGGATGTGTCCCCCAATGCATTCAGTGTGATTCCTGGTAGAGTAGACTTCACTCTACAAGTTAGGGATTTGTATGTTGATAAGATGGAAGAGTTTGTGGAGGATGTCTGTAAGAGGTTTGATCTTAGATATGAGATTCAACATCAATCAGAACCTGCATTGTGTGATCCTACTATTATGGAACACATTTCAGACTCTTGTGGTGAACTGATGATGAGATATATTGAGATGCCTTCAAGAGCATCACACGATGCTCAAAACTTCACTTTCTGTCCCATGGGTATGATCTTTGTTCCATCTATTGGTGGAATCAGTCATTCTCCAAAAGAAGACACAACCGACGAAATGTGTTATAATGGTGTGGAGGTTCTCATTGAAACGGTGAGACGAATTGATGAATCTGCGAGTGTGGCGGAATCGGTAGACGCACCAGACTTAAAATCTGTTGACCGTTAAGGTCGTGGGGGTTCAAGTCCCCCCACTCGCATTATGAATTGAGTATTTCGTTATTCGTTGTTAGAATACTTACTAATACGAAACATACATGCCACTTACACCAACCAAATACGACAAAATATACGTCAAATCAAGAAACCCATACAAAACACCTGAACCTCAGATATATAATGATGAGAAGGAAATACAACTTAGATTGTATTTTCGATGCGAAAGCAGTCACTACACAAAACACATGAAAGTCAACTTCTGGTATTCCAATGATATGGAAGAATGGAGATGGACACTCACCTCCGATGAAGATGTATCACTTCAAGAGAGTGGAAATCGTGAAAAACTTCGTGATGCTATGAATGATGTTGCCAATACAGTAGAGTATCTACTTGACAACGATATGATCTAATGTTATAATGTAAAAGCCGTGTGAAGGACGCCCATTGTGGTAATCAACCTCCCTGTAAGGGGAGGTTTTTTTATGTAATAAATATCTAATAATAGATATCGTGTGCAAGACAGATGCCATTATCTCGCTTAGATAATTTTCTGAAGAATGTAAAAGGTAATATTCTTTATGTCGATCCTAACAACCTGGATGCGACAGATGGTGTTGAAAACCAAGGAAACTCAATGGCTCGTCCTTTCAAGACGATTCAAAGAGCTCTGATTGAAGCTGCTAGATTTTCATATCAGAAAGGAAAAGATAACGATAGATTTGAAAAGACAACGATTTACTTAGCACCAGGTCCTCACCACATTGATAACAGACCTGGATGGATTCCTAATGGTTCAAGTTTTACTCTTAGGAGTGGTGTAACTTCTAGTGACTTCACTGCCTTCAGTAATACATCCAACTTCGACATCTTTGATACAAATAATGACCTGTATAAGGTGAATAGTATCCATGGTGGTGTTGTTGTACCAAGAGGTGTTTCGATTGTTGGACAAGACCTTAGAAAGTGTGTTATCAGACCAATCTATGTTCCAAATCCAGAAAACAAACTCATTGAAAGATCCGCACTGTTTAGACTCACTGGTGGTTGTTATCTAAACTCTTTCACTATCAAGGACGCAGATACAAATAAGGCATGTTATAAAGATTATAGTACAAATAAATTCAAACCCACATTTTCACACCACAGACTGACTGCATTTGAATATGCTGACGGTAAGAACGATGTCAATATCAATGATGACTTCTTGACATATACAACTGATCGTACTGATCTCGACATGTATTATGAGAAAATTGGTATTGCTTATGGACCTGGTAGTGGACGCGAAATCGAACCAGATTATCCTAATGCAAATGTAGATATCAATCCCAAAATTGACGAGTTTAGAATTGTTGGTCCAGTTAGTGGTACAGTTGGTATTAACAGTATCAAAGCTGGAGACGGTGTAACTGCAACTACTGTCATCGATGTTAAACTTTCTGAGGGTATTCAAGGTCTGAACACTGATACTAATGTCATCATTAACAACGTTACAGATACCAGATATAACGGAACATTTCTTGTCACTGAAATTACGGACACTGATGTCAATGGTACAACAGGATTCAAGTATGAAGTCCCTGTAGCTCCTGGTGATGCATTACCTAATCCAACAGGATCAAATATTGAACTTTCTACAGATACTGTCACATCTGCATCTCCATATGTCTTTAACGTATCATTAAGATCAATCTTCGGTATGTGTGGTATGCATGCCGATGGTAGTAAGGCTGATGGATTCAAGTCCATGGTCGTAGCACAATACACTGGTGTCGGTCTTCAAGTAGATGACAAGGCGTTTGTAAAATACAATTCAACTAGTGGAACTTTTGATGATTTTACAACAGTTCCAAATCTTCACAAAGATATTGATGCTGTTTATAGACCCGACTACACAAACTTCCATATTAAAGCATCGAATAATTCACTGATCCAATTAGTCTCAATCTTTGCTATTGGTTATGCAAATCAATTTGTAGTTGAGTCTGGTGGTGACTTCTCTGTCACTAACTCTAACTCAAACTTCGGTCAGATTGCTCTTGTATCAAAAGGATATAAAGACAATGTATTCTCTCAGGATGATGTAGGTTACATCACACAAATCATTCCCCCAAGAAAATTAAGACCTGAAGTTGCGACCATTGAATTCTCATCCATCGATATTTCAAAGACTACTTCTGTAGCTAATACTTCAAGACTTTATCTCTATGAAGAGACAAACATTGATGAACCACCAATCACCACTATTCAAGGTTATAGGTTTGGTGCTAAAAAAGATGATGAATTGAAAGTTATTATTCCAGAATCTGGTAGTCCAGTGAATTTCCGTGCCAGAATTGTGATGGCAGATACAAATTATGCTACGAAGAAAATTTCTTCAAAGAAAATAGGACGAGTTGGTAGAAACGTATCTACTGGTAATAGTATAACGAACAACACACTTACGTTGACTGAAAGTCATCAGTTTATTCAAGGTGAATCTGTCAGAATTATTTCAAATGATGGTAGACTACCTGACGGCCTTGAGCATAATAAGATTTATTTCTCAATTGTAGATGGTCTTGGTGCTGATCAAATACAATTAGCACAAACCTTAAATGATTCTCTCACTGGAAATGATATTAGTATTAACAATCTTGGAGATACATTAATTGTTGAAAGTAGAGTTAGTGATAAATCTGCTGGTGATATTGGTCACCCTATTCAGTATGATACAACTGAAAATCAGTGGTATGTAAATGTATCTGGTGCTTCAACCGAGAATAACATTTACTCGAAAGTAACTGGTGGTGGTTTAGGTGATGCATCACCAAGAACATTCTTCGAGAGACAAGTTGATACAAGACAGTCATCTGATAGAATCCATCAGGTGAGATTTGTCATTCCATCGACAACTGGTTCTGATTCTGCAAGACCACCACTCGACAGTTACATTTTACAAGAATCTGGTGATGTAACTGGTGCAACTAATGCTGAGGTAGCTCTTGAGTTCAACCCAGGATCTGTTAACATGAGTAATGATGCTCAGATGAGAAACTTTAGTTTTATCGCTGATGCAAATTATGTTTCGGGTATTGCTTTTTACAGTACTGAAAAACCACATGGTCTTTCAATTGGATCGACTGTAGAAATCAATAACATTACCAGTTCCCTGTTCCCAACTGTTGGTGTAGGTAATTCTGGTTATAATGGCACGTATGAAGTCACTGGTATCACAAGTGCGAAGACATTCTCTGTCAATCAAATTCAATCCAATCCTGGAACTTTTACAAACAATACGTCTCAGAGAACAACATCTCTTCCAACATTTAAGAGAAAAAATTACGTTGGTAATTACTTCTGTTACGATGTAACAACCATTAATGACTATAAGAATGGTGAACAAGATGGTATCTATTATCTGAGTCTCATTAATTCAGATCAAAAACCATCTGTTGCACCTTTTAATACTGAGGACTTTTCTTTCCCTCAACCAGTAAAAAATCTTTATCCACAACTCGATAGAGATAATCCCACATCGACATCTGAATCCTCCGCATGTCATGCTCTCCCAGATAATATCGGTGAAGTTAAAATCAATGAACCTACAAATAGTATTACTGGAGAAACTTTAGAGGAACTTTTCTCAGATACTGGTATTGGTGTCGGTATTACCGATATTATTTCAAATAATGTTGGTACAGCATATACAATCTTCACCGATATTGAGCATGGTTTAGGTAGAATTACAAGACCTGTTATTGATAATGTTGGTGCAGGTTATGGTGATGGTTCCTCTACTATTCAATACTATTATAATGCTAAACTTGAGAACACAGGTGCTGGTTCTCTTGGAAGACATGCAACTGCATTAGTCACCGTAGACGGAACAAGTTCTAGTGAAATTATTGACATCGCCATCATGGATGGAGGTAGTGCTTTTGTTGAAGGTGATACCTTTAGAGTTGTTGGTATTGCAACAACCACTGGATTTACAGTTGCAACTGGTACTGTCAACAGAATCTATGACAATAGAAACGATACCATCAATATTACTGGTATTAATGATTTTGATGGTAGAAGATATAATACTCAATATAGAATCACTTCTATATCTGGATTGAAGGAATTTGAAGTTGAACCTCTTGACTCAGAGTCTCCAGGTATCACTACAACTGGTCTCGGTATAAATGTTTGTAGACCAGGTGCATTCTCTGTCATGGGTCCTTCTTATGACACTGCAAGTTTTGTATATAATAGGAATGTTGGTCTTGCAACGATCACAACAGACTATGCGAATAACTTCCGTGTAAACAATAGTGTAACAGTCAGTGGTGCAGCACAAACATTCTACAACGGTACATTCGCATGTGTTGATAAGATTGGTTTGACTACAGTGGTCTTAGACGTTGGTATTAACACTGTCACTCCTTCCACTAGTGGTACCATCAGAATCCACCCTGCAGGTATTTACAATAATGCAGGTGACCTTGTGGTTGGTAATGGTAGACTTCATGGAAGAGAAACTTCAATTTATGCAGGTATCTCCACAACCCTCTCAACAGCAATCACCAGTAAAACCACAAACATAATCAATGTCAATAATATGACAAATTATGCGTTCCAAATTGGTGATTTCCTTCAAATTGATGATGAAATTATGAGAATCAGTAGAACCGTAAGTAGAACTTCGGGTGATACTGAATTAAGAGTCTTTAGAGGTGTCTTTGGTAGTATTGCAGATACTCATGTTGAAGGGGCTGTTGTCAACAGGGTAAGATTCTATCCACTTGAATTCAGAAGAAATTCTATTATTCGTGCTTCTGGTCACACGTTTGAATATCTGGGTTATGGTCCTGGTAACTACTCCACCGCATTCCCAAGTAAACAGACAAAACAACTGACACTTGATGAACAGATTAATGTACAGTCACAGACTATCGGTGGTGGTGTTGTAAACTACACAGGTATGAATGACAGGGGTGACTTCTATATCGGTAACAAGAGAATTGCTTCTAACACTGGTAGAGAACAAGTTTATGATACACCAATTCAAACAGTTACAGGTGAAGATCCTTATACCGTAGGTTCTAAAAATGAGACATCTGAGTTTAATTATGTTGAAGGTTCAGTCCTGAAGGTTGCAAGAAACTTTATTGTTGATGGTGGTGATTCTCGTAACATCCTTTCCGAATTTAACGGTCCTGTTCAATTCTCACAAAAAGTTACCAACACGTCTGAAGAGGGATTTGAAGCAAATAGTATGTTCCTTCAAGGTAATGCATCTGTTTCCAGACAAATTACTGTTGGTATTGCAACACCCACAAATGCTGGTAACCCTGGTGACGTTGTTTTCAATGCAAATCCTGAAGCTGGTGGTACAGTGGGTTGGGTCTATACAACTGGTAACACTTGGAAAACTTTCGGAGATATTAGTAGTTGATTTAAATTGATTTTTGTTCTATAATTATTGTATGTAACATGTGAATATGAGTAATATTGAATACCTTCCGTTATTCCCTCATCTTGTGACAAGGACTGACACTAACCCTGAATTCTTGGAGTTCAGGGATAAGTTTATTGACTATGCATATAATTTAAGAACAAATTGTTCTGGTATCACTAGATCAAATAAAAATGGTTGGCATTCTGATGTAAAAATTAAAGATGACGACGATTTTCAAGATTGTATGGGTTTTTTAAAAAAATATATCGGTAAAGCAGTCGCTACGATATTCAAGAGTGGAACGAAGGTCACAGTTGAAAGTTGTTGGTTGAATATAAATGGTCAGAATAGTATGAACCTTTCACATACTCACCCAGGATGTAATTTATCTGGATGTTTATGGATTAAAAGAACAAGAAGAAGTGGTCATCTAAAGGCACATAATCCAAATGAATTTAATCATTATACTTTATTTGAGGCATACAGTGAAGAAATAAAAAATCAATTTAATTGTGATTATTCTTTCCAATTCAAACCAATTGAAGGACACATGGTTATCTTTCCTTCAGATTTAAGACACTCCGTTCTTGAAAACGATGACCCATACGATAGAGTTTCATTAGCATTTAATCTAGACGTTCGTCCACCACCACATATTGATAAGAACTCCGATTAGTAATAAATAATAATAAAATTTAGTTGGGGGAGAGTGAACCCAAATGGCAATCGATAAGGATTTTGTCGTAAAAAATGGTTTAGAAGTAAACGAAAACCTTCTGTATGCGGACGATAGTACAGGTAAAGTTGGTATCGGTACGACTGAAGCTGATAAGAAACTTGTAGTTATTGGTGATGCTGAGGTAAGTTCAAATCTCTCCGTTGGAACTACTATCACTGCACAACGTGGTGTATTTTCTGGTATCGTCACTGTCACCGATGGATTTGATCTCGGTGTAGGTGGTACTTTCTTGTCTGCTGTCAAATCTGATAAAAAGATTGGTATTAACTCAGCCAATCCTGTATACACACTTGATATCATTGGACCAGTGTCAACTGGTACGACAGCCACATATATCTTTGGTGATCTTGAAGTAACTGGTAATATTAAGGGTACAAATTTACAAGGTCAAATCTCTGCTGGTGGTACTGTTCAATATACAAACGTAACAGTAGATAATATCCTTGATGCAAATAATGCAGAAGTATATACTAAGTTTAATATTGAAGAGGTAAATTCAAATACCTTCAGATATCTCACAGCAGGCACTCCTCCTGGAATTGGTTTCACACAGAATACTGATGACCCAGAAATCTATCTCCAAAGAGCTGCAAAGTATGAATTCCATGTAAGTTCTGCTGGTTTCCCATTCTATATTAAGACACAACCAACAGCTGATCTTAATAATCAGTATAATGATGGTGTTGTCAATAATGGAGCACAGGTTGGTGTTGTTACCTTCAAGGTTCCATTCAATGCGCCAAACAAATTGTACTATCAGGCATCCAACACAGCTGGTATGGGTGGTACAATCTATATCAATAACGACTATAAGGATCTTGAAGTCGGTGTATTAACAGTCACTAAATTCCTTGATAGTAGATTACAAGCCGATTTTGAAAACATCTATGTCTCTGGTATTGGCACGATCAACAATCTGAAGGGCCCACAGGACTTTAGTGTAAGTGCTGGTATTCTCACAGTCAGACAAGATCAGACCGCGTTGATTGGTGTATCCACTGGTGCAGATAGAGTTGCGGTTCAAGAAAAATCTGATAATGTAAATTATCAACTTTCATTTACTGAACCTCTTGGCATTGGTTCAAACTATCAGAACTTCTATGTCGATAGTCAAAACGGTCAACTTCGATACAACCCATCAACAAATACATTAACAGTCGCAAATATAACTGCTACTTTGACTGGTATTTCAACAGGTTCCCAACGTGTTAATATTGATCAAAAGAGTGATAATACAAACTATCAGGTAGCATTCACCGAACCTGGTACTGATGAATATCAAGCTCTTTATCTTGATACTCAAACTGCACAGTTTACTTACAATCCAAGTACAAATACGTTAACTGCAGCAAATTTTGTTGGTGATCTGACTGGAGATGTAGATGGTACTGTAACTAATGCAGATAACATTAATGTAGATGAGAAGAATGATAATGTAACATATCAAATTCTCTTCAGTAACCAAAGTGCTTCAAGTTATCAAAGACCTTATATTGATAGTGATGCATCACATTTAACATACAATCCAAACACACAGGATTTTACTGTCGGTAACTTAAATGGTGACGGTTCTAATGTAACTGACATCCATGGACCTAATATCACCACAGGTGTTATCGATGAAGCTAGACTTCCAAATGCATCAACTTCTGCTCAGGGTGTCGTTCAATTAAATGATACCTTCCCACCTACAAGCACATCAACCACTACAACTATAACGACAAACGTTGCAAGACAACTTTATAATGAATCAATCGGTGTCATTCCAGCTGGTGTTACTATGTTGTTCTACCAGTCAAATGCACCGACTGGATGGACTCAAGACACATCAAGTGTTAACAACAGAGCACTAAGAGTTACCAGTAGTGAGGGTGGTAACTCCAGCGGTAACATGGGATTTACTGAAGCCTTTGCTGCATCAAGGAATGTTCCCCTTGAACAACACACTCATGAAGCAAGTGCAGGGAATCAATCGGCCAACCATAGTCACACTGGGGAAACATCACAACACGGTGGTCACCAGCATGGTATCACTGATCCTGGTCATAACCATGAGTATGAAAGTGTAGAGGCTGAAAAAGAGTCCGAGGGTGAAAACGAAAATCAGGTAGTTAATAATATATCAAATGAAGAACGAACTACAGAGAGCAGCACTACGGGTATCTCAATAAACACAGGCGGTGCGCACCAGCATGAAGTCAGTACAGGTAACCAAAGTGCGAATCATAATCATGTAATCGAAGTTGAAAATACGGGAACTTCTGGTGCATCAATGAACTTCGAAGTTCGATATCTTGATGTAATTATTTGTACTAAGGACGCTTATTGATTGGGTGGTAACGTATTAATCGGGGGATGAGGTGTAATTTGTGCCTGTACAATCCCCTGATTTAATGCATGAGTATATAATTGATTGTTTCTTTCATTAGCTGCCACGGTTTCGTTTCTAAAACTTTCTACTGCAGCAGTTGTTTGTCTGGACATTTGAGAGTTCTCGACAGCCATCATTGGCATCCAAGTGACTGCACATTTCCAATCATTTACCTCTTGTCCAGTTTGTGGATTATAACCCTGTACTTGTGTATACCAGGCACATTTATGTTGAACACACTTCTTCTTGATTAACGGACAAAATTCACCATTTTTCATTGTATTAAATACTGAATGATCTGAAAATATTTATCTGGTCATATTATAAATACAACTAACGGAAGGAAAATCATAGGTAATGTCATTACTTAGGGCCGACAAGATTGCCAATAGGTTTAATAATACAGGTCCTATTATTGTAGGTCCATCAACTGTCAGTGGAAATTTTACAGTTACTGGTATTGCAACTGTCCTTGGTCTTGGTGTTACAAATAACGTTTTAGTTGGTAACGCATTAACAGCCAACTATCTTACAGCTTCAAACGGAGCAAATCTTTTTAACTCAAACCTGACAGGTATTACTACTGCAGGTATCGTTACTGGTGCGACATATTACGGTAACGGTGTTAATCTGACTGGTGTTGTCACATCAGTCGTTGCTGGTGCTGGTGTTCAAATCAGTCCTGTATCTGGTCAAGGAAGAGTCACAATTTCTGCAACTGGTGTTGCGGTTGCTGGATATGCAACAAACGCTGGTCTTGCGACCGATATCAAGGGTGGTACAGCTGGTGCAGTTCTGTACCAATCAGGTGTTGACAACACTGCATTTAGTGCAGTTGGTTCAGCTGGAGAAATTCTTCAGTCAAATGGAACTGCAGCTCCAAGTTGGACATCACTCGCTGCAATTAATGTAGCATTTGCCGATACTGCTGGTGTCTCAACTAACATACAGGGTGGTTCTGCTGGTAGAATTCCTGTTCAAAGTGGTGTAGACCAGACAACATTCATGCCAGTGGGTGTTACTGGCAATATTATTCTTGCTCAAGGTACATCAACCCCGATCTATATTGATCCTAAGGCATCACTCGATGTAAGAAGAGCAAGATTTGCTGGTATTGCAACCAACTTACAGAGTGGTTACATCTCGTCCGCAACTTCATTGGAAGTTACTGGTGTTACCACACTAGGTGTTACTACTGCAAAAACATTAGATGTCACTGGTATCACGACCACTGACCTTCTGAATGTTGGTACTGCAGGTACTATTCCCAACCTTACATTATCTAATTCAGGTATTGCAGTCACAGCGATTCTTGATGAAGATGACATGGTGTCAAACAGAGCTGATGCTCTTGCGACACAACAATCTATTCGTGCATATGTAGATGCAACCAGAACTGGTATCGGACTGACATTCGATGCTGATACTGGAACAGGGACGATTGATCTCGATGAAGAGACATTCACTATTGAAGGTACAGCAAATGAGATTTACACAATCGGTGCTGGTAATACAGTCACAGTTGGTCTGGATACTAACGTCACTGTACCAAATAACCTGGTAGTTTCTGGTTTCTCCTCACTGTCTGGTCTGACCACTATCACGGGGTCACTTGGTGTCACTGGTATCACTACGACACAGAACCTTGAGGTTATTGGTGTTTCGACTATCGGAACATTAGGTGTCACAGGTGTTACTACTACACAATTCTTAGAAGTAACTGGTGTTACAACGACTGCAACACTTGGTGTCAGTGGAGTTACCACATCTCAGTTCTTGGAAGTTACTGGGGTTTCTACTTTTGGTGGTAACGTCAATCTGGGATCTGTTACTGTAAATGATGGTAACTTTAACAGTTCTAATCTGACTGGTGTCACGACAGCTCAGACACTTGGTGTATCTGGTGTCACCACAACTCAGTTCTTAGAAGTAACTGGTGTCTCGACACTCACTGGTTACGTAACTGCTGGAACTGGACTGACAGTTGCCGGAACTGGTATTACAGCAACAACACTGAATGTCACTGGATTCTCTACACAGACAGGATTCGCAACATTCGGAAGTTCGGTAAATGTTGCTAATCAATTCTATGCTGGTGGTATTTCATCTGTTGGTGCAGGAATTACGATGTTCCCGTCTTCGGGTATCGTTAGTGCCACCGCATTCTATGGTGATGGTTCAAACCTGACTGGTGTTGTTGGTCTGGTATCCGTGACCAATATCATCTTTGTTACACCTGATGGTAATGATGATAATGATGGTTATCTTGTATCAACTGCAAAGAGAACTGTAGGTTCTGCTCTTACAATTGCTGAAGCAAGCACTGTTATCAAGGTCTCTGCTGGTAATTACTCCGAAAATAATCCTCTTATCTTACCTGAACAAGTTTCAATTCAGGGTGATAGTTTAAGAGAAGTTTCTCTGTCTCCCCAAAATTCAGATAAAGACTTCATTTATGTTGCTAATGGAAACTACGTTGATAATGTCTCGTTCACAGGCACATTAGATGAGGGTAAAGCAATTATTGCATTTAATCCTGACAAACCATCATTTGTAACTCAAGGTCCTTACATTAGGAACTGTTCAAACTTCATCTCAAATAGTATTGGTATGAAGATTGATGGTGATCATGTTATTGGTGACACCAAGGCAATGAACGTTGATAGTTATACTCAAATTAATCAAGGTGGTATTGGTGTTTCAATCTCTAATAATGGATATGCACAGTTAGTTTCTATCTTCACGATATATAACGATCAAAGTATTGTTTGTATCAACGGTGGTCAATGTGATCTGACTAACTCTAACTCATCATTTGGAAGATTGGGTCTTGTTGCTGACGGTGTTGGTAACCAAAGTTTCATTGGTACAGTTACAACTGCAACAACTGCTGACGCAACATCATTCACAATCAATGTTGGTGTTGATACTTTAGGAGTCACAACAGCAGTTTATACTGCATCCACTGGTATTGTGACGATTACGACTCCATCCAATCATGGATTTAACGCAGGTCAAGAAGTAGAGATCAGAGATCTTGAGTTTACATGTCCTGGTCAAGGTTCTGGTATAGCAACCTTCCCATCAGGTAATTATGGATATATCTTTACGGTAGATGCAGTTGGAGCAGCAAATAGCTTCTCATCTTACATCGGTGTGTCCACACTCGCTCATGATTATGTAAGAGCAGGTGTTGTTTCATCTTACGTACCAAGACCTTATGATGGTCTAGTCACATATTTTGATGAACTGTATTTGTCCATCAGTGATATTGAAATCACTAGTGGTGGCTCAGGTTATACTTCACCACCAACCATTACAATTGCTGAACCCTCAGAATCATGGGGTATTAGAGCAACAGCAACTGGAACAATCACCAATGGTGTTTTGACCAGTATCGATATGATTTCTAATGGTAGAGGTTATACTTCAGCACCAGCTGTTACTATCAGCGGATCTGCTACAGGCACTGCCACAACCTTACCTACATACTATGTAGTCAATAGTGCAACTCCAATTGTAAATGGAATTACCACAGTCACTGTGGCAGATGCAGTACCTTATGCCGTAGGTGTTGCGACTGAAGTTCCATTCTTCAAACAAAGTAAGATCCTTGCTTCGAGCCACGCCTTTGAATACATTGGTTCTGGTAATACCGCAACTACAGCTCTACCACAGAGAGGTGGTGTTGGTATTCAGGCAAATGAGATTATTAATCAAAATGGTGGTCTGGTTGTATTCACATCTACTGATCAGGCTGGTAACTTCAGAATTGGTAACGGTGTTGTAATTAATCAACAGGATGGATCAATTTCTGGTGAAGCATACACCAGAAGTTTGTTCGCAAACATTACCCCATATATTCTCGCATTAGGAGGAGGAGACTAAGAGATGGCATTAGCTCTTAACAATTATCAGACAATCAC